CGTGATAGGGACATTTTTTTCTCTCTTGATTATGACATTTATTTCCTTGGAGAAGATCACAAAACAGATCAATGGGAAATGAAAAAGGAAATTGAAGAGCTTAAAAAAGACATTTTCTACCTTAAGAGAAAACACAATTACAGTAGCAGTAAAATAAAAAATGAAAGCAAATAAAAAGTTCGCCGTCTTTATCCTAACCCATGGAAGACCAAACAAGGTAATTACCTACGAAACTCTTAGAAAGAGTGGGTATACAGGCGATATTTATCTAGTTTGTGACGATGAGGATAAGACATTAGATCAATATAAGAAAAACTACGGAAACAAAGTTATTGTTTTTAGCAAAAAAGACTACAAAGGGAAATTTGATATAATGGATAACTTTGAGGGAAATAAGGTTATCGTTTTTGCAAGAAATGCATGTTACGACATCGCAAGAAGACTTGGGCTTGATTATTTTTTTGAATATGAAGATGACTATACTGAATTTAGATATAGAAAAATTGACAAAGAAAAACTTAGGTCTTTCTTTATAAAAGATATGGATAAAATTCTAGGATTAATGATTGACTGTCTAGAAGAAACAAACTCTTGTACAATAGCATTTGCTCAGGCTGGGGACTTTATTGGTGGGGCATTTGGAACATTTTCTACCAATCCGTACAAGCGTAAGGCTATGAATACATTTGTTTTTAAGGTTAACGAAAATACCAAAAATGATTTGATGTTTATAGGAAGAATGAACGACGATGTGAACACATATTTGACACAAGGTAAGATCGGTAAACTCTTTTTTCAAAAAAGAGAATTATGTATGACGCAATTACAGACTCAAAGCAATGCTGGTGGAAACACAGAAGCCTATAAAGATTTTGGAACATACGTAAAATCATTCTATAGCGTAATGGCAGAGCCTAGTTGTTGTAGAATTGGAGTTATGGGATCGGTTGAAAAAAGAATACATCATACTATTTCATGGAAAAATGCTGTCCCCAAAATACTTAGTGAACAACACAAAAAGGTATTATGAGCACTGAAAAATCGGACACTATTAAAGCACCGCAATGCAAGTATAGACCTGAGTACTGTCAAAGATTAATAGACCATCTTAGGCAAGGGCTTAGTGTTCAAACATTCGGTGCTAAAGTGGACGTTTCAAGGTCAACTATTTATGAATGGATTAGCACTATACCAGAATTTAAAGAAGCTCATGAAAAAGGGATCCAGCTTGCACAAGAGTTTTTTGAATCAAGGTTATCTGCTAAGATTTCAGGACAGCATATTAACGGGATCGACACTAAGAAAATTGACACTACAGCTTTAATATTTGCCCTGAAAACAAGATTTCATGAAACTTATGGTGATAAATCAAGCATACTTGGATCAGGTGAAATAAGAGTTGTAATCGATCAAGATGACCAAAATCTTTAAAAAGACAGATAAACAAAAAGAAGCAATCAAACTTTTAGGGAGTGAGTTTCTTAGATATGTCATGCTTTATGGGGGCAGTAGATCAGGTAAAACATTTATCGCTGTTTATGCGTTATGTGTAAGGGCATCTAAGGTTAAATCAAGACATATTATTTTAAGACTTAAATTTAACCACGCTAAAACTTCTATATGGCTAGACACTCTCCCTAAAGTTTTGAAAATCTGTTTTCCTAATTTAAAAATAGAATTTAAAGCATCTGATTATTATATATTATTTCCGAATGGATCCGAGATTTGGATTGGTGGCCTTGATGATGCTGAAAGAGTAGAGAAAATCTTAGGAAAAGAATATTCCACAATTTATTTCAACGAGTGTTCTCAGATCCCGTATAGGTCAATCGAAATGGCCCTTACTCGTTTAGCTGAAAAGAATGACTTAAGAAAGAAAGCCTATTTTGATGAGAACCCCCCAACTAAAAAGCATTGGTCTTATTGGTTATTCATTAAGGGTCTTCACCCTGACACTCTTGAGCCAATCAAGAAAGAAAACTATGGGGCAATCTTAATGAATCCTAAAGATAATCTAGAAAACATTGATGAGGATTACATAACAGAGATTCTAAATAACTTGTCAGAAAATGAAGCCAAGCGATTTAGAGATGGTGAGTTTCTTGATTCAGATGAGGGTCAAGCATATCATTCATTTCAAAGAGAAATTAATGTTCATACATTTGATAAGAAATATTCTAGTGGAACCATAATGGTTGGTATGGATTTTAACGTGAACCCAATGACTGCCGTGGTCGGTTATTATCAGAATAATACGTTCTATGTCATTGACGAGGTTTATTTAGAAAACTCTGACACATATAAAATGAGTAATGAATTAATTAAAAGGGGTTATAAATCGGCTTGGATTTACCCTGACTCAACTGGTAAAAACAGAAAAACTTCTGGTCGTTCAGATCACCAAATTTTAAAAGATGACGGGTTTATAGTTAAAGAAACCAGAAATCCTTTTGTAAAAGATCGAATTAACAACATTAACAGGTTGCTTAGAGATGGGAGAATCATTATTGACCCAAAATGTAAAAGGCTTATCATGGATTTGGAGAGGGTTGTTTGGGACGGTAACGACTTAGATAAAAGATCAGAGCCAAATCTTACTCATATTTCGGACGCTCTTGGCTATTGGTGTTGGTCAGTTGATAATATTGTTTATAGGGCACCTACTTCAATTAAATTAACATAGGAACTATATGATTACAGATGAACAAGTAAAAACACTTCTAGCAGAGATAGAACTCAATGAAAACGTAATGAGAAAAAAGCACACCTATGATGCTTATCAATGCTACGAAGGCAATCTCAGGTTCTATGTTCAGGAAAAACTAAAGAAAATGTACCCAGCTACTTGGGAAATGTTTCAAGTTTCAGATTATTCTGCAATTAAAAAGATTGTTGATAAAAAATCTAGATCATATAAAGAGCCACCAAAGAGATTTCTTGAAAATGAAAACGAAACAAGACTTTATCAAGAAATTGTTAAGAAATTCGATCTTAATAGGGCGATGAAAAAATTTGATGTTTTATTTAACCGACATAAATATTCACTCATGGCGGTTTTTTATGAACGTGACGGAAGTGAAATTGAAGAGAGATTTAAGTTTATCCCTTTAGCACCATATGAGTTTGATGTTGAACTCGATGAAATGGGAGAATTAAAAACAGTTATTCTTTCTTATCCAGATGAGCAAGTGGTTAACGCAATTAAAACTGATGGTATTGATACGCAAATTGCAGGATTAGTTCAAGATGCAGGTAGAGAGTTAAAAACTTATGTCGTATGGACAAAAGAACAGCACCTTGTTTATGAGGGTAGAAAAAAATCAGACGGCACAAGAACTTTTGATAGAATTATTATCGAAGGAAATGAAATGGGGATAAACCCTTATGGGATACTCCCTTTTGTTTATGTGCCAGAAGATTTTTCCCAAGATTATCCAGTAGACTCTCCACTTCATATCCAAACAATAGAATTAAATGCAGAAATGTCCACGTATTACACAAGTGGAACTCTCCAAATTGGGACATTAGTTTTAAAATTTCCTAGTTCTCAAGCAATTGAGACTGTGACCAATGGTTTATTTACTGGAATGAAACTCCCTCAGTCAGAAAATCCTGATTCTCCAGAAACAAGTGCTGAATACATATCCCCAACTCCAAACATGAGTGGTCACAAAGAAGCAATTCTGACCCACATGCAGGCAATTCTTGATGAGGAAGGAATTAATTCAAACCAATTTATTTCACCTAATGAGAAATTTTCGTCTGGGTTTGATAGATTACTCGCAAGTGCAGAGTTCCAAGACATCATTCAAAATAACCAACAAAACACTTTTTTAGGTGTTGAAACAAAAATTTATAAAATCATTAAAGAGATTTATAAAAACTTCATTAAACGAGACATTTTTAAATCAGAAGAAATTAGAGTTATTTACGAAAAGCCCAAGTTGCTTATTAGTGAAACAGAGAAATTAGGTAATATAGAAAAAATGGAAACCCTTGGATTGTTGTTGCCTTGGGAAAAATTTATGCTTGTAGACCCAAACCTTACAGAAAAACAAGCAATGGAGAAATGGCAAAAAATTCAAGATTTAAAAATGAAACAAATAAATCTTTTAAATCCTGAGGAAAATAACTATGGGGCAGCAGATGTAGAAGAAGATGTCTCGGAAACAGAAGTAGAAAATATAGAAGAAGATGAAAACGAAGAGGATTAATGTCAGCACCTAGTAAATTTTATTATTCACTTTTTCTAAATGATTTTGAAGGGGTTGAAAATATCCCTATGGTTGAAAGACAAGACCTATTAGACGAAATTGGAGAGTATTTAAAATTCACAATGCTTGATTATATTGGGGATAAAAAATCGCCTGTTAATGGGGATAGGTTTAAGAATTTATCGCCAGATTATGCTAAAAAAGTTGGTCATCAATATTCTGACCTACAGTATGAAGGTGATATGCTTGACGCTTTAGACTTTAAAACAAAGCCAAGAAATTATGAGCTTCAAATTGGATTTTTTGATAAACTCCAAGCTGCAAAAGCCTATGGCCATACAACTGGAATGGAAGGTCACCCTTGGCTTGAAGGTGTTACGCCTCAAAGAAAAATAATACCAATTCAAGGCGAGACTTTTGACGATGAAATAATGGACGGGATTAAAAACCTTATACAGGAGTTCTTAGATGCCCGTGAAAGTTAAAAGTAATTTAAAATCTTTTAAAAAAATTACGGAAAGAGTTAAATTTAACTTTAGGAAAGAAATTTCAACAGGACAAATAGGTTATGAATTGCTTAGAACAATTCAAGACACAATCAGAAAAGGGATTTCTCCAGTAGACGGGGAAGGCAGATTTCAAAGGTATTCTGACTCATATCGCACAGCAATTAAAAAAGGTTATTTGGGATCCAACAAAAGACCTTCACCAGTTTCTATGTTTTTAACTGGGGAGATGCTTGGAACTCTTAGGTATGTACAAAAAGCGAGCAGGTTATTTTTGCAATTCGATGATAAAAAAGCATTTTGGCATCACGAGGGCAAAGGGAGATTACCAAAAAGAAGATTACTCCCAACTGTGAGAGGTTCTGATTTTAACAAGCGAATTACTCAAATTATCATTAAGGCCCTTAAAAGTGCTGTACGTAAAAAATAATTGATTTTAACATGGTGTTAAAACTACAATGGATAGGAGAGTCAAATGTCAGAAGAAGTTCTGAATACCAATCCCGAAGGGGAAAAACCAGTTAACCTTGAAGAAACTCTAAAAAAAATGGAGCAAACAAACGCAAGATTACTGGAAGAATCAAGAAAGAATAAAGAACGGGCAAAGCAACTAGAGGCTGAAACAAAAAGACTAGAAGCTGAAAGAGAAGAACAACTTCTTTCTAAGGAAAAAGATGTTTCAAAAGTTCTTGAGCTTGAAAGAAAAAAAGCAGAAAAACTTTCTAATGAGACAAAAAAACTTAAACAAGAAATTCTTCAAAGCAGAATTAGGCAAGCAGTTTCAAAATATGCCACTAATGTTGTTGATGTTGATGATGTCTTAAATCAGCCCCAGTATTTTGAAATTTTAAAAAGAGGGATAGATCACGACGAATTAACTGTGAGTGAAGACTGCGTAAAAGAATATGTGGAAACTGTTTTAAAAGCAAAACCACATTATATAGCGAAGCCAGAAGTAACCACAGTGATGACAAAAAAACCTTCTTTTTCTTTCGAGACAGGTAAAGATTGGCGATCACTAGAAACTAAAGACTTAATTAATATGGCCCATGAATTATTTGGGCAAAAGAAGGGGTAACAAATGGCACTTATAGCAAATACGCAGATGGCACCAACAAAGATGGATTTAATTGTTGAGATGGCACAAAGAGAACTTAAAGCTCAGGCTCAGCTAGCTGGATTTTTCTCTGACAAGTCTTCTTTTGCAGTTAAAGGAGTAAAATCTGTTTCATTCCCTAAATTGTCTTCTTTCTCTGTTCTTGACAGGTCTTCTGGGTCTGCAGGTACTGAGCAAGTTGTAACAGCTTCGGTTGACACTTTAGACCTTAATAAAAACAAACAAGTCCTTTGGGTTATTGACCCTTCTGATGAAATTCAGTCGACTCTTAATTGGGAACTTGAGACAGTTCGTTTAGCTGCTAGTGCTCATGGTCGTCAATTTGACAGAGACCTTGTTGATGCTGCTATGCTTGCAAGAACAGAAGTTTCTGCAACAGGCGACATCACTAGAGACCTAGTTCTTGAAATGATCGAATACCTTAGCAAAAACTTTGCAAGAAAAGATCAGGTGGCTCTTTTCATTTCACCTGCTCAAAGAACTGCAATGTTAAAAATTTCAGAGTTTACACAAGCTCAAATTTTCGGAAACGCAGTTATCCCGACTGGCACAATCGGTTCTGTTTATGGGGTTCCAGTAGTTGAAGCTCCTATCCTTACTGATGATGAATTTTTCATGGCAGAAAGAGATGGTTTAGCATTTGCTCTACAAAAAGCACCTGCTTACGATGAGCAAAAAGCTGTTCAATATGGCGCAGGGGCAATGATTAGAACCCTAGATCAATTGTATGGTGTCAAAGCACTCCAAATTGCTCAAGGAACTGCTGCTGCAGGCAAATCTGCTCTTATTATCGGTTACAACGACGGAGTATAATGAGATCAAGGTCATCAATTGTTTCTCCTGATTTTCGTTCTGCGAAAACAAAAGAGGAACTAAGATTTGAACTCTTAAAATTACAGCAAGAACTTGGGGGAGAGGTTAAATACCTCTCCCTTGGTTTTGATGGGGAAGAGCATTTTGCTTGGTTTTTTAACGACCTTGACTCAATGGTTGTCTCTGAAAAGTTAAGACAGGCAAAAGAGTGACTTTTAATCACTACTTGTGAATAATAAGATCACCATGGGCGGTGATGATGCAATCAAACATTCAAGAACGAGAGTATGATAAGTTTCGATCGACCTTAACTGGTAATCTCTCTAGGGTTGCAACCAAGATTGAACAAGGAATTTACGACCCAATCCCAATGACATTGGGGGTTGATGATTCTTTTGGTCGATTAAAGGTAGCACCACCTCGTCTTTTATTTGATTCTTCATTTCAATATTCGCTACAAACAAAAGTCTTTATTCAAAAATTAGATTTGGGTGCAACAATAACCCACAATTCTAACAGAGCCTCTGTAAATTTAACCGTTACATCTACAATAGGGTCTCGGGCCAAGTTTCGATCAAGAAATTATTTTCCTTACTCGCCTGCATTTACTAATGCCTTGACGACTTCATTCAACTTCCAAGGTGGAACGAATGGTATCACCAAAAGAATTGGCCTATTCGATGATAGAAATGGGTTCTTTTTGCAAACAAGAAACGGTGTCACAGAGGTTGTCATAAGATCATCAATATCTGGTTCGGTGGTTGATAACATTGTTCCTCAGTCAGACTGGAACATTGATAAAATGAACGGCTCTGGTGATTACTTAACAAATCCAAGTGGTGTGAACCTAGATTTGTCTAAGCAAAACATTCTGTTCATGCAATACCAATGGCTCGGCTCTGGAACCGCAGTATTTGGTTTTGTGGTAAACGGCAAAATTTACCGAGTTCATGAGTTTCACCACGCCAATATTTTGACAAGCCTTTATTCTCAGACAGGAACCTTACCTATTCAGGCAGAAGTAATTAGCGATGGAACATCTGGTTTCATGGAATTTACTTGTTGTTCGCTTGTTTCTAATGGTGCAGTTTCTCAGCATGGTCATTTGCACGTTGCAAGTAATGGCACAACACCTAAAACAATGCCGACTGCAGGGGTGAGTTACCCGATTATTTCTATAAGAAAGCAAGCAGGCAAGACAGACATACCAGTTCAGGTTCTAGACATGAACGCATTTTCTACATCTCAAGATGATTTTATTGTTCAGATCATTCATAAGCCAACTTTGACAGGGGCGGTATGGGTTCCAGTACCTAATTCATTTTGTGAAAGAGATGTAAGTGCAACGTCATGGACAGGTGGTGATGTGGTCGCAGAGTTCTATATGAAGGGGAATTTGCAGGCATCAGAGAAACTTGAGACCCTTTCAAAATTTTGGGACTTATTTCTTGGTAATGACTTTAATGGCGTGTCTGAAATCATGACTATGACATCAATACCACTTACTCCAAACGCATCTCTTTATGGAATTATTTCTTTTAAGGAGTATGAATGAAACTAAAAAGATCATACTCAGATTTTTTAAATATTGTTCAAGCGAGAGGTCTCCAAATCTTATTGGGTGATTCAAGGCTTGATGCTTACCATGTCCTTGCGATTGATGGTCAGATTAATTTTGAGTGCTTTATTGCCAAAGATGGCGGTGCAGATCAGATTGATTTTGAAACAAACCACCTTCCTTTTGTTACGACAAGAATTTCGAGTGACCCAGATTGGGACGATATACAAACAACTAAACCAACTAATTACACAACTCTCCACTCATACTATAAAAATTCAGTTTTAGTTATGACGGTATTAACAACCTATGAAACCCCTGCTCGATCGTTTGTCACAAGGGTTCAAAAAACGAGGATTTAATGTGGGATTTTGACCCTTCATTGATTATACTTGT